TGCCTGTTTTGGATCAAACTTCACACCACCGAACGGATCATAGTTCTCCACGTTATTCCAGTAGTCTTCGTTCCTGTTTCCACGTAGATCACTCTTGCTACTTTTGCCTTGCACTTTCCTTTTGCCTTTCATGTGATCCACGTATGCTCCTAACACGCTGTTGATGAACACATGATGTCCTTTGGCGCCTGCACCTTTGCCTATGTCCACCCCGTCGTTGGGTGCCACACGTTTGACACACTGCCAGAACAGGTAACTGTCATGCCATTCCAACTCTTTGAATATGGTGTCCTTGGTGTAAAGTTCTGTCCAGTACTGCATGAACTCTGTGATTTTTGGATGCTTCCTGTTGTAGCACACCCACCCGCATTCTGGATATTTTTCACCCCTGCCCAGGAAGTTCACGAGCTTGTCTTCAGGTAACAGTCCAGTAACGAACTCTGTTGTGATTGGTCGGAATGTGTATGTGTCAGCGTCTAACCATAGAACATAATCTGTGGTGATTGTTTTTATCGCGTGATCCACCGCAAAGGTCTTGTGTGCGAATCTCACAGCGTCCCATAGGAATGATCCTTTACCCTTATCATTTTTCCCTGCGTTGGGATCTCGTCTGACACCACCTGGTACTTCGTCCACTTCGCCGTTGGCCACAGGATCGTCCTTGTGTCTCTGTTTGAATTTTATTAATTCAGGATTGGCGTCTTCTATGTTGATAAATTTGATCTTTGGATGTTCTAGTGTTGGTTTCTCGCCTTCGTGGTATGCATACAGGGTAACATTGTCGGGCCAGAACCGAATATGGCTCTCCAACATCCTTTTAGCATATGCTGTCCATCTGTTTGGCGGGAAAGTTGTTACTACTGCTAGTGTGGGCATGACTTTATTTAATTTGATATTTTTCCTTCCAGTTTTTTACTTGCCACTCCGGCATCAGACGTTTGCCTGCTTTCTGTGACCTTCCTTGTGATTGAAGTCTTTCCTTGCCTATCTCTTGGTCGTAGACACTGGTCAAGTGGTCACTAACATTATCCATCAACCAATACCCGACGGGTACTGTCCATCCTGTTTTTTCTTTGTTGACTATGTATCCAGGTAAAAATTTTTCGTATGCTTTCTTTACAATATCTTTGGTGCTGTTTTTAAATTTGTGTTTTGATTTGATGTTCAAGCAATACTGCATGAATTTTTTTGATGCCAAGGGAAATCTACCCTCCATTCCATATGCCATGCCATAGTAATCGTTTCGTGCGAAAAATGACTCTGGAACCTGGGCAACACAGTCCAAGGCCATGTATGATGCAGTTGGGTCTGCCGGATTCCACAGTTCGTCACTGTAGCATTCTTCAAGTTCGTCTAGGAGTGTCTCATCATTGATTGGTTGCTCTGTCAACACATAACTGCCTTTTTTAACCCTTTCTAGCCATAGTTGTAAAAGTTCTCTCCAGGAGTTTGGTTTGTTTACACTATTATATAAGTTTTTATATTTTGGGTATCCACCAAACAGTTCGTCACCCATGTCTCCTGCCAGCGTAACTACTATGTCATTGTCTGCTAGATACTTGTTTGTGTAGCAATACATTGGATTGCTTGGATTGTAGTTTGGCTGTTCCATGTACCATACACTATCTTCCCACGCTGATAGATATTGGGACGGTGATATAACAACATCATGATGATTAAAATTTTGTTCAGATGCAAACCTTTTTGCTACTCTTGAATCACTATTGTAATCTTCATCTGCCCGCACTTCCGGGGTAATTCTGTTTGTGAAAGTGTTTACACTGTTCGTTAGTTGTTTTAGTTCATAGGCCACGACTGAAGAATCTAAACCACCACTCATGAACACTCCAATTTTCCTTTGTCCTATGGCACACTGCCTTACTGTCTGAGCAAACATTTCTTTGAGTTCATTTTTTGAGTAATCTTTATTGGCATTCGGTTTTATGTATATTCTTTGGGCACAGTTCAAAGTTCTCGTTTGCAAATCATACACAACTGTTTCACCTGGCAACACTTTTTTAATATTTGTGAACATGGTGTTTCTCAACGGATTCGTGCCGGTCCTGGTCATCATACTACAGGCAAGGTTATCAAGTGTTCGGGCGTTGGGCACAATGTCGAGCATGCCTTTCAGTTCTGATGCAAACACAAGGCCTTTGTCTATTTCTGCGTAGTACAATGGTTTAATGCCCGCATGATCCCTGCTCAGGGTAATTGTGTTTCCTTGCAGGTCGTAATAGGCAAAGCCATGCATGGAATCGATCTCATTGATAAAATTTATTCCATGTTCGTCCAGTCCCCATGCTAACAGTTCTGTGTCGCACCCTGTAGAATTTGTAAAATTTTTGTATTTTTTAACAAGTTCGTTGTAATTAAAAATTTCTCCATTGTACACAAGCCTATTGCCTTTTGGGGTCTCCCATGGCTGTTGAGATTTGTTTGGCTCGGCCATTATGCTCAGTAGATTATGACCAAGGGTAACATGGTCACTTGTCCATATGTCTGATCCGTCGGGCCCTCTGTGTTTACATATTTCGATATATTGTTTTATAAATTCGGGATCTTTGTCCGTGATACCGTATATGCCGCACATTACAGACCCAGTTTTGATTTGAACCTTTTGTAAACTGTGCCGTCTCTTATCTCTTGTATGCTCCACAGTTTATATCCTAGGTCGTATGCCCACTGTGTCCTGTCTGGCCTCTTGGGTGTTTCTATATCATTAAGATCCTTGTTACACACTTCCCAACACAGTGCAAGGTCTGATGTGCAAAAAGTTGGTATTCCCCTTATGCAACTGTCAACACTGGCAGTGGAGTTATGCGTTACCACAGCGTGTGCATTTGCTATTGCTTCTTGAAAATTGAATCTGTAAAACTTCTTTTCATCTCCCGCAAAATGTTGATGTGTGTACTGAAGTTCAACATCATCTGGAAAGTCATCCTTTCGTGCGACAATGGATGCGACATGGTTTGGATGCGGACGGACTATGAACTTCCTGCCAGTGGCAGGTCTTAGCCTTTCATAAACTTTGTTGAACCATTCTATGGGATCCAGCTCGTTCATGCTCCAGTTGTCCTTGGGTTGCAGTACAAATATTATGGGATCGTCTTGGTTAGACTTACGCCATGGTTCGTACTTCACTTTGAATTTTTTTACCATCATTTCCCAACGATCGCTTGGACTGTTGTCAGATAGAAAGTCACCGTCGTTCATTGGTGTGTACAAAGACACCCTGAAATGATGATCAGGTGATGTTGACACATTGCCAAAACTAGATAAAAGTCCTCCATCAAACGTTATCAATGGAATTTTCTTTTCTCTACAATTATTGGCAAGTTCCCTACGTCTGCCTTTGGTGTGATGCATCTGCTTGTCGCCACCATAGCCAAACATTGCCGCCATGGGTGCAGTGGGATTCATCTCCCCTTCCACAGTTGGTCCGGACCTGTTCTCATTGACTATGACTGCTTCATCGCCCACGGCCTCTATGCCTTCCTTGAGATGGTAAAGCAATTCGTAACTGTTGCCACGTTTACGATCCTTCACGGTCCTTCTAAATATCTCAACTTTCATTTAACATTCTCCATGCTGTTCCGTTGGCCATTTCTTGTAGTGTCCAATTATTATACGCTAGACTTGAGAATAATGCAATCCTGTCTCCGTATTTAGGTGTTTCTATTTTGCTGAAATCTGTCTCAGATATGGGAGCGGCCGCACTGTTGTTGGGATCACAGAACACAGGAACACCATTGGCCAGGCTGGCCACCATTGTGTTAGAGTTGTAGGTCACTGTTGCATGGTAATCGCCCCAATTGATATTACCTTTGTGTATGGTTGGCCTATCCACTTTTACCGTTGCACCCACGTGATCTATTTTTATTGTTGGGTTGTATGGTTTTTCCCTTACGTCTATATCTCTGTCAGTGTTTTGTTTAAGAATCTTTAATGTGTCAGACAGCCAGTCAGTGGCATGAAAAAAGTTCGCTATTGCATTGGTCGGCGGTAGGACAAGAATTTTCTTACCCTTGTTCCATGGTTTGATGCCTTGTTTGAAATGTTTCTCATATCTGTCTGTTGGCCTTTGTTGTAGTATGTTCTGGCAGTGTTTGTTCTTGGTTATACGTAACCAGTGCGGACTGTCATGTGCATTCGTGAAATATCCATGGTCTATGAAATAGAAATCTCTGTGTTCTTTCTCACACCATTTGTACACCTCACCGGACCCTGCCAGTATGCCGTACATGGACAAATTCTCTTTAGGTAACGATTTTAAATCTCTAAATTGATATACTTTACCCTTTCCAGATCCATTGACGAAAGCATCTACATAACGCTGTGTCCGTGGTTTAGTGGTGTGTATTCCTGACAACATTATTTTCTATTTTCCTTCACTTCGAACATCTTACGTCTGGCCGCCCTGTTGAATTCTGCAATTATGTTCACACTCCTCCTATGTAGCACAGCATCTTTCCTAGACGATACACTGTGTACGCACCTTGTGGAATTGTTACAGAATACAACCAGTGTGTTTGCTTTGTAAGGAATTGTCTTCACAATTTCACCTGCTTTTTCTTTTACTTCTCTACCGCCGTTTTTATTGACTTCAGTGATGTTGGCATAGGTTTCGTGTATCTGGAATTCCCCACCCGTGCTTTGATCCTCTTTGTATGGCATGTAAAGTAAGGCCGCGTATATCTCTCTAGGGTTGTCTATGTGTGCGGTCCTTGAACTGAAGTCGATGGGTTTGTGCATCACTGTTTGACAATCAGTTCCTATCTTGTCGTCGCCTGTGTCCCACCCTCTTGGACTCAATGTAAGGTCATCAACGTGGGGGACCAATTCGCCAAACACTTCTGTCATTTCTTTGTAAAACTCCATCGAAGTGTGGTACTCTGTGAATTCCTTCCATATATTGGAAACTTTTCCCGGCTTCAACATCTCATCCGCTTTCAGCCTGTAACATATACCCGAATCAAATGGCTCTGTGGACAGCAGTTGTTCTTTGGGCCACTCCTTGTCGAGTTGTTCGTACACATCTTGGGGCAGTGCGTCCTCGATCACAAAATGTGGATAAGGCTGTAGTATAAGTTCGGGATTCTTCTGTAGCACCGATAGGTTCATTCTAGGTGCTCCATGATCTCAGGAATGTTTATCTTGAAGTTGATCATGTCACTGAATCTTTTCACACCCTGTAGTTTGTTTCCTTTCTCTCGTGGTATCTCCACAACATCTGCCAGGTAAAGTTTGTGTTCCAGGCCTAGGTTGTGCGATAGTAATGGATACACTTTCTTGTGAAGCATGTTCCTGTCTTGTATCTCTATGACTTTCGTTCCGGGCTGACACCATAACAGATTGGTCATGCCCGCACCATGGGCCGCCAGCACGTGTGATGCTTCCGCGAATGTTTTTATTTGATCCTTTATACTCAGGTTCTCCAGTGTCACGGTCTCCCACCCTTTCAGTTTCAACAACAACTCGTCGGAGTTCACCATCCTCCTGGACTTGGCTCCGGGTCTCAGCACGACTACTTTCCTATGAGGTTTCACCCCTTTTATGTTGGTCAAACCTTTGAAATGTCTCAACCAAGGGGCAAGTGCTGGGGTCGTGATACCGTCCCTCACGTTGCTCATGCTGGGTACTATGAGATGTTTGAATTGCCATGTCTCATTTTTAGGCATCGTGACTATTTTTACATCTGGGAAAAGTTCTTTACACACCTTTTCAAGATACGGACTGTGATTGGCCAATACAAAACAGTATCTAGCGAAGTTAGTGGACCATCTTTTCTCTAACAGCCTGAACTTGGATATTACATCGATCCAGATGTGCCATGGGTTTCCTTTGCTCTCGTCGTCTACTGGTAACCACACGTATGTGTCTTTCTCGTGGAAAAATTCAGTGACAGGCGGAAGATCTAAATCAACATTGTCATCCCACTCTGTCCAGAGTTTGTGGCTCTTGTGTGATTTGTGTCTGCTCTTGTGTGTCAGTTTCCAGACATGATCCGTTATCAATTTGTTTTCCCTGGTCAACAACAACGGGCAAGTATGCACTTTACAATTATGAAACTCCGCCACGAATGTTGGTAAACTTGTGAAGTGTGGATCGATAGAATCATGATAGGGCACGGTGTAATTGTATTCTGGGTCCACCGTGTCCCAACGGTCGAGGAAATACTTCAGCGAGATTATGTTTTTTGCTAACATTTATTTAATAATTATGTTATAATACACTACTATGTTTTTATTTTCAAATGGTTGCAGTTTTCTTACAAGTCGTCCCAAAGACGGTGTTGACACATTTACCACAAAAATACTTGCAGAAAAATATAACATGCCTTTGGTCAACTTTGCTATGGGCGGCAGAGGAAATGACAGGATTAGTTTCACTACCAAGGTGTGGCTGGAACGTCACAAACGTGATAAGCACTTCGCTGTCATAGGTTGGTCCAGTGCCAGCCGAAATGACTACGTTACCAACGACGGACATAAAAAAGGCAGGATGCCTGGAACTGAACTTACATGGCGTACCTGGAAAACTCTAGACAATGTCAATTTCGTAAGGAAAAACACAGGTTGGGATATTGAAAATAATATGACAATGCGATTTTTAGACAGTGTTTTTGATCTGCAAAACTATTTTGAAAGGAAGAAAATACCATACGTGATGTATAATTCTCTGCCAAATGATTTTGGGTCTGACACCTTTGATTTCAAAATTATCAAAGACTCCATAAACATGAATAGGTTTTTTAGCCCTAATCTCAGTCAATACGAATTTATTTTAGACAAAGGAATGATAAGCAGTAAAAGTGATCCTCATCCATCGGCAGAAGGGCACAGGCAGTGGGCTGAACAACTTATAGAATTTATAGATGCTAACAATCTACGCACCATATAATAATAAAAACAGCAAGGCATGGGAAGTGTTCAACGGTGTTGAGAAAGCATGGCCTGATCAGATAACAAAATTAGACAACGCAACAGAAACAGATCCTGTAAGCAACAGCATGTTTTGGGGGTTCGTTGGCAACAACAGAGAAATGGTCAAGAAGTTGGAAGCACGTAACCACAACTACTGGTTCACCGACACACCTTACTTTGGAAGATTTGACAACAACAATCTAAAACCTGATAATCACTATTGGCGTGTGTGCAAGAATGCCATACATGTTCCTTATATTAAAAATTGCAAGGCGGACAGATTTGAGAAGTTTGGAATGAAGATCAAAGCACCAAACTTTGCCGGCAAATACGTTTTAGTGTGTCCTAGTAGTGAAGGCATACACAACTACCTCGATCGTCCAGACTGGACAAACGAAACCATAGAACAGATCAAGAGATACACTGACAGACCTATCCGACTTCGACACAAGCCTAGGGGCAGGGGTACATCAGGACCAAGTGAAGCAAAAGTACCCCTATCAGAGGATCTCAAAGAAGCATGGTGTGTCGTTACTAGTTGCAGTATAGTGGCCGTGGAGGCCATGTGTGAGGGAATACCTGTGTTTTGTGACAACAAGAGTTTCGCAGTGGACGTAGGAAACGTGGAACTAGCAGATATAGAGAATCCTTACTACGGGGGACCTGAACCATGGCTGTACAGCCTTGCCTATCAACAGTTTACACCCGAGGAGTTTGAAAACGGTACAGCAGTAGAAATATTAATGGACAAGGGACTACTGTGAGCATAGAACAACTTTCCGATGGTCTATGGGTTCCGTCTACTGATGCACAGATAGAACAATGGCGGGAGAAAGGGTATCCTTATATGCAGGACACCTGCCTCAATAGATTTACAGACTGGTGCAAGGGGCAAGGCAAGGAGTTTGATCTAATAGTTGACGTGGGAGCATGGTGCGGTACATGGACATTATCTATGAGACAGTATGCAAAAAAAATTCATTGCTATGAGCCTAATAATTTACATTATGGCTGTCTTGCAAGGAATATTAGTGCATATGATAATATTGAATCATACAACCAAGCACTAGGCAATGAAGATGGATATGTAAAATTGACAGAAGAAAGTGCCACTCAAAATACCAGAGTGTTACTAGAAAACGGAGAAACAAAAATTAATAAATTAGATTCTTTAGGATACAATGCTATAGATTTAATCAAGATAGATGTCGAAGGTCTTGAAATGGAAGTTCTCAAAGGTGCAGAAAAAACTTTAGAAAACGTTGAATACTTAATGATCGAATTAAATGGCAACAGTGAAAGATACGGTAGCAGTAAAAGAGATATTAAGGAACACTTGAAATCTTTAGGGTTCAAGGTATTAATTAAAACATGGCCTGACATTGTTTATTGTAAAACATGATGTACGAATATCTAAAAAAATTAAAAGAGGAGAGCAATTTTATACCAAGGAAGATCCTAGACATAGGTGCTAACATAGGATTCTGGACAAAGACGGTGAAATTAATATGGCCTGATGCAGAATATACCTGTATAGAAGCAGGGCCAAAATATGAGAAACATTTGAAAGAAATTGCCCACAAATATCATATCGCTGTTCTTGGAGATAGCAATAGAGAAGTTAAAATGTATCTACGAGAAATTGACAAAGGAAATAAAAAGAAAGTCACATACACCAAAGGCTCAACAGTGTTTAGTATTTTTAAAGATTTCGAGACTCGGCAGATGCAGACCTTGGGCGAATTGGTTGGTAAGGATGAACAGTTTGATTTGATAAAACAGGACGTGCAGGGTGCTGAGATAATGATTATGAACGGTGCCCCTGACATATTCACACGTGCCAAATACGTGATACAGGAAGTAAACCTATACAGGGATAATCAGTTTCCGGAAATGCCCACCGAAAATGAAATGGACGAATACATGTTCGAACTAGGATTCAATAACAGTGAAGTAATCGAACAAAAACCAAACGTCGATCAGATAGATAAGATTTATTTTTAATTCTACGAACTGAATAGATTTATTAGTTCTTTCTTCCAGTCATCCGCATACTCACAGTCTCGGTAGCCGTCAAACCATGGACCACCTTCTGTGTAGTGCAAGATTTTAGGTGTGCCATCCCTTGGCTCTTTGTACCATCCTACCAACCAGTTGTACTCTGTGGGCATTGAACCTATCTCATTGTCTTCCAGCCAACTGAACCTGTGTAGAAACTTTGGTGACTCCTCGTTTAGTAATTCTGGTGTGAGAATTTTATTCTTAGGGTGTTCACAATTCCAAAGCACCATGCTAGACCAGTTCTTCCTGGGATAAGATGTCTGTACCTGTCCGTCCATCTTGGTTGTTTCTTTTGGTGCATAATCATGTTGCACTACAACAACAGCCTTGCTTGGATCACAATATTTCACAAGTTCACGGCTTGGAATCTTCCAAAGGAAGTCACAGTCACAGAACACCGCCCAACCTTTGAAGTCATTCATGTATGGCACGAAGAACCTAGTGAACGTGAACTCTGTTGATGCCAACTTGTCCACTGGTCTGGTGTAGAGTCCTTGGTCTCGCATCTGTTTTTGCTTTAGTGGGATTACTTCTGCTGATGGGTCTCTACGCTTGATGCTGTGCTCACACACTTGGTATGCTATGTCTTCTCTGCTGTCGTGCCCTACGTAAATTTTCATTTTCTTCCTGATACTATTTGGTGTATGTCTTGCCAATTACTTACACGGATGATGTCAGGATGATTTAGGCCTTGATTGTATGGATGGTCTATTAATATAGGCTTTAAACCGTATTTGAGCCCCAGTACAGCGTTCTTTGGCTTGTCCTCGACCCAATATAGTCCGGTATCATGGAACTCCGCTAAGGCACTGTCTTTGTCTGCTCCTGTGCCCAGTATATGGTAATTTGTGAATATATGATCTCCAAACAGTTCTCCCAATCTCTTCTTACGTAATTGCTGTCCCGGTATGTCCGATGTCTGCGATGTGATAGGTATGAATGTCCACCCTTCGGCGGCCATCAGTTTGACCCATGTCTGTGCTTCCAACATTGGTCTCTGTGTACTCATCCAAGCACTCCTGTTGAATTCTCTTATCTCTTGTCTGATTGTATCTTTGCTGACTCCATACCTGGTTGCCATGTCATACTCGTCCAGCATGTCTGGTAATTGTTTATAGGGATAATACCTCGTCCCCCTTTCATCAAAATATGATCTCAGCGACATCCATTTAGAGAAATGGTGTTCCCATTCTAGTAGCACCCCGTCTACGTCTGTGAGTATTATTCTACTATTTGATGTCTGCATCTTCCATTCCCGCAACCCTCAGTTTCACAATGTTTGTGATCTGCCATTGTTTTTGGTCCAGTCCTTTAGTGATGCCTAGCCATTGATTCCTTATCAGTGCAAAGTCATTTATAATTTTATCCATGTCAACTACATCGTCCTCACCGTCCACATACTTCTCTGCGTCTCTGCTGGACAGTGCTCTGTTGTAGTTTTCTAAGTATTTCCTGAAGGTCTTTGATCTCAATCTACGTAATTCAATGTTTAGGTATTCTAGTATTGCTTCAAGTTGTTGCAGTTGACTGAATCTTTCTTCAACTATGCCTGGTAGTGATGCACTGGCTCTCTCTAGGTTACCGTATATCTTGCACTGCTTCTTGGCCTCTAACAATTCCTTGTCGAAGTATGCCACGCAGTCTGGTATCTTTGCTAGGTTCCTACTGACTTCGTTGTACCAATTAATCATCTTCGCCGTATCCGTCTGACTCTTCGTCTTCCTCGAACACAGTGGCAACGGCTTCTTCTAACTTGGGATCGAGCTCTGCAGATCCTTTGAGTACATCATGTCCTACACCAATGTCCTCTAGGCTCTTAATGAAGTCTATCGCACCATCTAATTTCTGCCTCTCCGGAATGTAGTGTGTTTTGGAGTTCCATAACCTTTCAATATCTTCATGTGTAAAATCTATCATTACTCTTCTTTTTTACTTTTTGTTTTTGTTTTTGTTTCTACTTCGATAGGGGCATCTGTATCTTCTACTTCTGTAGGTACCTCTTCCGTGAACTCTGCCATTATCATATCTAATTTATCACCTACCCATGCTTTCCTGAATTCAATGTGTTCTTTGCCTGCCTTATCAATATACTTCAGTCTATTTCCTGTTTGAACCAGCAGTCCTTTCCTCTCAAACAAGTCCACCAGTCCACTGTATGGATCCATGCCAGTATCGTAAGGAATTTTTACTTGTACGCCTTCAAAAGGTTTAGCATATCTTGTCTTCATGACTTTACAAGCGGCTCTTATACCTCTTACGTCAGTTACTTTGTTTCCTTTTTCATCTTCTTTCAATTTAAGTTTCTTCATTGCGATAACAATAGAACTTGCATAGATAAATCCTTGTCCTCCTGATATCTTATCGTCAGGATCGAACATGTCCTGTGATGCGTATGTGTGGTTGGTTGCTATAAGTCCCACGTTCCAACTACCAAACATGTTGACACAGTTTCTCACGAGTGCTGTTAAGGCCTTAGGTTTTCTACCCAAGTCACCTTTCATGTCGCCCGCTTCGAACTGATTAACATCTGTTGGAGTAAGCATCATGCCTAAACTGTCAATGACAAATAGTACTTTAGGTGCACCCTCTTTGTTGTCTGCGTGTTGCTCTTTGTAACCTTTCATAAACTCTGAAACAGTCTTTGCAACATCATCAACCATTGACATACTTAATTTTAAAAGTTTGTCTTCTGATGTGTCCACTTTCAATGCCTGTAACCATTTCTCATCTAGTGCATTCTCTGTGTCAATCAATATAACAAAGATGCCTTGTTCTTGTGCATTCTTGATTATGTTACCTGATGCTATGTAACTTTTTCCTGCTCCTGACTCGCCTGCAAGTACAGTTACTTTTCCTAACGGAATTCCTTTGTTGAAATCACTGGTCATCAAATAGTTCAATGCGTAATTTCCTGTGGATATCCAATCTGTGGGATCGCTGAATCCTATGCCAAGTCCTTGTATAGACTTTGTTATACTTTTTCTAAATTTTGTTGCGTCAAATACTTTCGTCATAATTTTGTCCTTTGTGTCATCTATTTTAGCATACCTAGGCCCTAACGTCAATGTCAGGGCCATGGTAAAATGTCAGATTATTTTGCTTGTCTTGATCTAATCAACTTCAAGATGTCTTCTGCTCTCTTGGCACTGTCACCTGCCGGAGCCGCCGTTGCCGGAGCCGCCTCAGGTTGTGGTGCTGGTGCACTTTCCGTAACCGGAGCCGCTGTTGGTGCCGCTTCTGCCACTGGTTGTGCTGGAGCCGATGCTGTTGGTACTGCTACCTGTGGTTTACCTTGGTAAGCCACGCCCGCTGGTCTGAAGTACTGTCCATACTGCTCAAGATCATAAGCCTCACCTTCCACAGATTTCGCAAATAGTTCTGCGATTATCTTAACCTCTGCTTCTGTTGGCTCTTTTGGTCTGAAGTCACCTAGGTTATGTAACCCGTGTGTGTCGATCGCGGCTCTTTCAGCCTCGTCCAACGGTCTTTCTCTTCTTGACCATTTCGATGTTGAGTAGTCTGCATAACCACCTTTTGTTGTCTTAGTGATCCTGAAGTCCACACCCTTCAAGTAATCAGTTGGCATTTCTTCCATCTCTGGATCCATAAGTGCTCCTCTGATTATGTTGAAGATTTGAGGTCCAATGATGAATCTTCTGATTGGATTCTCAGGTGTTGAGTCCTCTGCTAATGGATTTGTTGTGACAAAACCTTGGAAAATGTAACTTTTCTTTTTCCAATATTTTCTGCCCATGTCTTCCATGCTCTTGTCTTTGAACCATGGTCTAACTTCTGTTAGTACTGGACAAGTCTTGCCATACATCTCCATGCAAGGTACTTGCACTGTAACTGGTCTAGAATCAGTCTGACCTTTTATACCCGCAAAAGGTAATTTGATCATGTTTCTTTCAGTCCAGAAAAATGTGTTATTAGTATCCTTATCCGGTAAGAACCTAATGACTGCTTCTGAGCCTTCGTTTATATTCCAGTGTGGGTAGATGGCGTTGTCTCCGCCAGTGTTGGAAGTGGAGCGATTCACTTCTTGAGATTTTAACTTCGCTCTTATTTCAGCCAATGATGCCATAATGTAAGCCTCCTTTATTGTGCCTATGTTTGTTTTAGTTTGCCTAAGTGTATATTAGACATATAGTACATAATATACAACTATATTTATCAGTTG